CGCTACCCGAATCATATGTGAAAATTATTCCACTTCCTGCCGCCAATGATGTTGTTAAATCTTGACTACCAGTCAATCCTTGTCCGCCCTGTATTCCCTGACTACCTGTTAATCCTTGTGAACCTGTTAATCCTTGTGAACCTGTTGTTCCTTGTGAACCTGTTGTTCCTTGTGAACCTGTTGTTCCTTGTGAACCTGTTGTTCCTTGGATACCGGTTAGTCCTTGAATTCCTTGTACGTTTTGTAAAGAAAGCGTGAGAGTATCGCTACCCGAATCATATGTGAAAATTATTCCACTTCCTGCTGCCAATGATGTTGTTAAATCTTGACTACCAGTTAATCCTTGCCTGCCTTGTATTCCTTGTGAACCTGTCAATCCTTGTGAACCTGTCAATCCTTGTGAACCTGTTGTTCCTTGTGAACCTGTTGTTCCTTGTGAACCTGTTGTTCCTTGTGAACCCGTTGTTCCTTGTGAACCTGTTGTTCCTTGAGCGCCTACAAATCTTGTAAATGAAAGAGAGGTGGATCCTAATGTTATTGGATTGTTCGTGGAAAGTATCCATAAGGTTCTTGCGTTTGAGAAACCTTCCTCTACGAACAACATCATTCCAGACGAGATCTCTGAATTTCCGTTGGCGTCTAGTGATCTAGTCCAAGACCCGGAGGAAACTATGTAAATTCCATTCTGACTTCCTTCGGTCTGATCCTTAACGAGAATCCTATTGCCATTTACGAGAGAAACTTGATCTACGGTCTGAAGACCCGAAAGAGTTATATTTCCAGTCGTGGCAGATCTTACGGACTGTTTGAAGTCAAGATCAGATACAGCGGAGTTTTCAACATAAGAATTGACCATGCCATATATAGATCGTAAAAATTAAGATCATTAACTTAAATTGCATATAAAATGGAACACGCCGATGTTGGAGTTGACATAAGACCAGCAACCCTCCCCATCATCGGGGTTTCGCCGGATTCGTATTAATCAAGAAGTCTTGAATAAATATCCTTTTACGATGGCACAGCCAGAGTGAGCGCTTGCTGTAGAAGCATTTGTCACGCCAAAAGATATGATGGTTCCAGCCGTAGCTGCATCCTGTGGGTTGTCTATTATGTGTCTGGCTCCAACACTATTACTTGTGACTTGAGTCGCAGCATAATATTCTGCCGGGAGTGTGGTTGTTCCGAATCTTATGACTGGGGGGCTATTCGGATTGGAGATTTCTGTTGTAAGAATTTCAAATGAGTCTATGGAAAACATGTGACCATTAGGAACCTCAAACATATTCGTATCGGCCACTTGCTTGAAATTCACAATAGGAGAACGTATAGTAATTTTATTGGCAAATGCGGAGGCGGACGAAAGTATTATGGGATTGGCCAACGCAAAAACAGATAATAGGCTCCATGGATCCCGTCCATTCCCAACCTTCATTAAGTTGTTTGTGGTGTCGAAACCGGGCTCTCCCTCAGCCAGTACAGGGTCAGCAAATGACCACTGCCCGCTAGTTCCTCTTCTTAATTTAATGTTGTCTATTGCAGGCATTCATTCTCTTTTTGCCGATTGGTTACTTTCAATTCATACTTTCGTAAAACTCATTCTAAATGCTCGATTTCTCTTGCAGGAGACTCGAGATTTTAACCTCGCGGACTTATTCTTGAAAAACAAGAACTTTACCGTTGTTCTATTATAGAGATTTTATGCTCGTTTTTTTCCAAATAAAAAACCGCCCCAGTTTCCCAGGGCGGTTTTTATTTGGAATCAATTAATTAAATTAAAATCAAGGAGTTCCGCCGTCGATCGTGTTCGACCACTCCGGAGCCGTTCCTGCGGCGTTCATCTTTAGGAATTGATAAGATGAACCTTTCGCAAGAGACGAAAGAGTGTTTGATGCGGAGGCGTAGAGTAAATCGCCCGCAGCATAAGTCGCAAGACCTGTTCCGCCGTATATGGTTGCTACTGTTGAGCCCTGCCATGTTCCGGTTCCGATGGTTCCGAGGGTCGTGATTGTGTTCTGACCAGCGTAAGTAGAGGCAATGTCAACACTGTCAGCGTTTACGGTAATTCTGTCCGCAGTGCCAACAACATCGAGAGTGTTGCCAGTTTTCGTCATACCACCGCCGGCACCCACCTGGCCAGCGCCAGAAAATTGAGTAAATGCAAGACTTGTGGTTCCAAGAGTGATTGCACCGTCAGAAGTTAAAACCCAACCACTGTCAGCATTCACTGTGCCTTGCTCGACGAATGTAAACATACCCGCAGTAACGTCATCATTGCTGTTGGCGTCATCTGCTCTGTCTGGGGCACCACTTGCCTTTACAACGTAAATGCCGTTCTGTGAGGCTGTGGTCTGGTTCTTGACGAGAACTCTGTCGCCCGTAACAAGCTCGACACCGTCTACAACGTCTCCATTTTCAAGAGCGTTGGCAAGATTCACATTTTCAGTCGTCGCGGCACGAACTGAGTTCTTGACATCGAGACCCTGTTTGACAGCGTCAACGTAGTCTTTTGTGGCAAGAAGTTTGTTGCTCTGCGAGTAAACGTCGCCGGTAACAACAACCGAACCAGTTCCATTTGGCTGCAGAGTGATGTTTCCATTTTGGTCTGTCGAACTGATTGTGTTCGTGCTTATTAAAATGTTGTCAACTTGTCTTACTGAGTACGGCAACGAAGCCCAAGCAGTCGCTCCGTCTCCCATCTTCATTTTCTTTGTGTCCGTCTCGAAGCCCCACTCGCCCGCTGCAAGTGTTGGGTTCGTTGATGTCCACGTGGCCGCAAGGCCTCTTCTCATCTGAATAGTCGTTTCAGCTGCCATTTTTTATTTTTCTCCTATATTGGGTTATCCAAATCACCGCCATCGATGTTTTTTACGTTGGCTTGGATGTATGTATCTAGTTCAGATATATTTTCCGCAGGAATTTTTCCCAAGTTTGCAGCCCTTACTCCTTGTTGGGGGACCCAAACGGCAGGAACAGTGATATTCTGCCTATATTTTATGAGTTGCGAGCGATTTTCAATCTCAATTGAATCCAGTCTCTGATTATTCTCTTTAGCTCTTTGGATTTTGTTTAAAATTCCTTTTCTTATGCTCATGTCACCTCCTTGTGGCAATAGTGAATCCTTCAATGTATTTAGTATTCTTCTTCGATGATCTTTTTTCTTTCTTCCGAAATCATCGAATTTAGGTTTTCGATGGCTATTCTTCTTTGATTTGGATCGAGTCCTGATAAGTTTAATTTTTTTTGTTGTTCATTTTTTTTATTTATTTTCTTTTTTTCTTTGTTTTTTAAAACTGACATCGACTTAAGAATCAAAGATTTAACATCTTCAAATGAATCGCCGCACTCTTTTGCTGCTTTTTCGAGGTGCGATAATATTTTTGTTTCTTTTACCATCCAAACTCCTTAAGAAGTCCATCATTTCCTCTTTGAGGAAAATCATCCATAGAGAATTCTTTGTTCCCTGATTTTGTCTCGAACCAATCCGAATTTCCACCTTCCATGATTTCTTTTTTTATGTCTTCGTAAGGATTTGTTTTTTTAAGAAGTATCTCTTGATCTCCTTTGTCCATGCTCAAAGGCATTCCTCGTAATCTTTCATCTCGAACGTAAAGAGCAAGACACAATGCCATAATAGCATCATCATGTTTTCCTTTTATAGCTTCTGCTCTTTTCTTTTGCGGACTGTATATGAATGTTTTCAACTCTCCAACAAGTCTTTGGCTATTTATGCGTACGCTTCCGTTCATCAATCTGTTTTGCATTGCCTCAAGAAGTATTGGACGATTTGAAGGACTCATTTTGATTCCTAATTTCGTTGATGATTTTCGGCTTTCGTAATATATTGATTCATATCCTAAATCATTACTTAGGCTATTAATCACAGCCCCGCCTATAGCGTTGTTTTCGACCACTATAGTCGCAGTGTTATAATAAATCCCTATTTGATTTAATATTTGTGCAAATACATTTGGAGGCACAAGGTTGCTATAAAACTCTGCGACTTGCTCAAGGCTGATTGCATCTAACACCTGAAAACAAGAATTGTCTCCATCTTTTCCAACCCCTTCAGCGCAATCTACTCCGATAATGTACTCATGACCACTCATAGGTTCTTTCCATATCCAAAGAGCACCGTCAGGACAATTTTGCTTTTGTTGCGATTCGTTAGTCCATTTTGAAAAGGCATTTCTAGACAAGCCTGTGTTTCTTGTTGCTTTGTCGTATTGAGTTATTACGTTGGAAGAGATATAAGTTTCACCTGAACCAAGAAAATCTCTAAGAACTTCTTGTTGCCATCCTTTTTCTCCAAGATTGGCCTTCATTGCCTCTGCCCACTCTGGGTTGGCATAGACCGGGTGTTCCCAGTAATCAAGATCTATTATGTTAAAGAAGTTTCGTCCAGCCTGAGCTTCGTGATATGTCTCTTCATACCAATTTCCAAGACCATTGACCGTGGATATGATTTCTATGTGTCCACCCGTCGCGATTACAGGATACATGGCTTTCCAATGTTCATCCATCTTATCTATAAATGCTGCCTCGTCGATCATGATATAAGTGGCTGATTTACCGCGCGCCGCCTCAGGAGTATAAAAGCATATTTTTGATCCCACGTCGCTAAAGTTTTTTTCGTGTTTTGTTATGTCTGCGTTATTTTTATCATAAATCCAATATGGAAAATTATCCATCGCTCTTCGTGCTATATCTCCTGCCGCTAAGGCTTCACGATCAGTTTTTGACAAGAAATAGATTTGTTGATCTTTTTGAAACATGCATTTCCACAAACCCCATAGAACCGTAACCGTACTTAATCCTCCTTGCCGGAATTTCGATATCATATTGAATCGATTGTTCTCATATTCATGAATTACTCTTCTTTGGTATTTGTATAAAACGAAGGGTATGGTTCCAAATTTAGGATGTAAAATTTTCACATACCTATGACAAAAATAAAAGAAGTCTTTGGCACATTTTATAACTTCTTGGATTTGTTTATCCGCCGAGAAAGAATTTAAATCTTCCACCTTCTCACCGACAGGGACATCCATCTCATACTCGTCCAGTTCGTAATAGGTCGAATATATTTTCTCCCACTCAGGATCTCTTACCATTTCCTTTGTGTTCTTGAACCGAAAATAAAAATCTTCAAACGGCTCTGTGGGATAGTCGAGACTCTCTGGAATTGTATTTTTTCCATTTTGCATTTGCTTGTATCTATAGTTTTAACTAAATACTTTTGTGAAAAAGAAATTTATAGTTATTGGACTGCTTGGACTTTCTATTTCGTGGCTCCTCCAGCCTATACTCGGGGGCATTTTTTACGCCGTCGCAGCGTTTTTCACAAAAGAAGGATTAGAAAAGTGGAAATCTAAAAAATCTGGTATTGAAAAAGAAAACTAGATTTAATATAATGCCTTTCATGTACAAAGATATAATAAATAATTTAATTCCTGCCGATGATCTTCATTGGGACGATGAAGAAAACAAATATGTCTCACTATCCCCAGAAGAAACAAAAGAAATCATCTCTGCCTGCATTCGGAATGGAATGACAGAATTGGATGATGTTTTTAAAGTTGTTACCTGGTGCGGAACTATAAGAGTAGGACAAATACTTTGGAAAAATTTTATTCAAGGCTCTATTGATATAACTGGCTTCGACAAGAGCGGCGAGCCATTTTTCTTCCCCACGAAAGGACAAACAGATGAAAATTGAAGAACTAGTAGATCTTCTTATTAAAGATCTTTCTAATGAATATGCGCACATGCATTTTTACCTGCAAGCCTCGACAAATATTCGCGGCCTCCATAGGCAAGAAATAAGTGAATATTTTGTGGAGCAGGCACAAAGTGAAATGAAACATGTAGAAGAGTTTAGAAGGCTCATTCAAGGATTGATCACACGCCGAAAATTAAATAAAAATGTTCCAAGTCTCGTTGCGGATTTTAAACAAGATCTCACATGCCCAAAAGCATTGTTGAGAGCCGCCCTTGAAATGGAAGACCAAGTGGTTTCAAACTACGTCGCCAGACACGCCCAAGCAGAAGAACTTGGAGAGAATGGTGGCGAAGACTTTGTTGATGGAACCTATATTGCTCTTTTCCTCGAGGATCAGATTCTCGATAGCAGAGGCGATGCAGATAATATTAGAGAAATGCTGGAAAGTGCTGTTGACAAGCACTAGAATTTGTGTAGAATGAGTCCTATCACCTGAACTTAATTGAAAGGAGTTCAAAAATGACCCCTAGTTACTGTCTGATTCGTAATCTTCCCATCTGGAAGTTCTCTTACAAGGGAACTCACAGCAAGCCGATCCGCACAACAGTTGCGGTTACGGAAGTGAAGGGAGATTTGGTTAAGGGATACATGCTTCGTCGTGGAAATACGGTCTTCGGCCGCCTCCAGGACGCTCCTATCCGATGCTTCAAGAAGAGCGAAATTGCTCCTGCCAAGAACGGAAATAAGACCGTTCGCAAGCAGACCCTTGCAGATCTGATCGTGGAAGGCGCCTGATCCTTTCCGTTGTAGAAATCAATAGAAGCCCGCCTAGACACAACTAGGCGGGCTTTTTTATTTGCATGTAAAAAAATTTTTTCTCACTCTCTAAATAAGATAAGACCAACAATAGGAGACAAGATGGGAGAGTTTACACTTGATGATGGAAGAAAAGCTGAAAAACTAGAAAAAACAGTTGATTCGCTCACCAAAGTAACAGAAGTTTATGTTGAGCCAAAAGCTCAAAAGAAACTTTCCCAAAGAATCACAGAGAAACTCTGCGTTTGTGAAAGACACATTGAAACCCTTGACGAAGTTACGGGCGAAGTAATCGATTTGGTGGTTGAGAAAGTTTGTGGAGAAACTTCAGAAAAGGTAGCCGCCGTCAGATCTCCTATGCAAGCTTTAGTTGAAGAAAAAATTAAGAACGGAATGAGTGTCAAAAACTATATTATTTTCGCTGTAATAGCACTTCAGCTTGCAGCCCTAGTTTATGTTGTTGCATTCATGTGAGATCAAATCCCCAACGGGATTTCATTTCTCTCCACCAAGATAATTTATTCTTTTCTACACTTTCAACTTCTTGTTTGAATTCCTCTTCTTTTTTCTTTCTTAAGAGGGACTTAGCAGTTTTGAATAAAGATTCAATCCAGCCTTCCCACTTGTTATCTGGCACATAGCAAACAATTTCTCCTTTGATTTCTTTATAAACAAGATACCCGCCGCTAGTCACGGAAAGTTCTGTTGATAGATCGTCATATTTTATTTCAAGATGCATTCCACGGCTGAGTCCATCGAAATGATATCCTATTTCTTGTATTCCGTATGGAATTCCTTCTGGGATATTTCTCCATTCGGCCCCTTCTGGTCTTGTTGCTCCATCTAAATCCATTACTGGGAAATTCATAGGATCATTCTCATCTATTTCTTCTTGCGCCCATGAAGGGTAATGAGTGTCTACAAACGTTCCGCCTTCTGATTGAGATACAATAGGAGATCCGAGCATTTTTAAAACAACACCTATCTTGCCTGTTTGCCCCACAAGTCCTTTTTTATTCGCCTCTATCGTTCGCTGTTCTCTTATTTTTTCTTCTAGTTCTTCTTGCTTTGACAATTAAATCTCCTGTACAAAGAGGGCATTTTGTTGCACATGCTGGGACCGTCCCACAGCATTTCGGACAAGGTTTTATTTTTGGTTGTGCCGCACCCGCTATTTTTGATAAAAGTTTTACGTAAATTAAATAGAGTATAAATGAAATAAGTATAAAATCTACAAATAAACCAAACATCTTACCTATTTCAAAATTTAGACCCTTCATTGGCGATATGTTCCAATGCCGCCATTCTTTTCCTGTGTGAGATGCTAGAAAAGTAAAAATAGGCATTACGATGTAATCAGATATTCCATAAACAACTTTATTAAAAGAATTTCCAAGAACTACACCAACCGCCAACTTAAACATATCATCTTTAAAGGCAAAGTTTCTATATTCTTTTAATTCTTTTTCACCTAATAGTGATCTTGCTTCCTGATTTTTCATTTCAAAAGATATATATCTTTAGGAGCATGAAACAAGGAGGTTATAATGTTCAAGAAGTTACTCGGTCTTTTGTCGCTTATCAAATATCCAATAAACGATCCCACAACGCCCGATCTCACAGCAGATCTTGTGATGCCAAAAGTGGGACTTCTCAAGTACGCAGTAAAAGGAATGACTCCTGCTCCTAAAAATCGAGACGAAACAAGAGCCCTAAACTGCCATGTCTCCATGGGAAACTGCATTGAGCAGATTCAAAACAAATTTAAAGTTCCACTAAGAAAATGGGCTGCCACAGAATTTTTAAGCGTATATCCCGATGCTGGAAACGAAATGAATGCTTATTATGACAGAAGATCTCTTAAGTTCTTTAAATATAGATTCGAAGGTAAAAACTATTATTTTTCGGATTCTTCTGACATAGTAACCCATGAACTTGGTCATGCCGTACTTGATGCAATGCGCCCAGACTTTTGGAGCGTACAATCATTAGAGATTTGGTCTTTTCATGAAGCCTTCTCAGATATTGTCGCGATGGTTAATGTTATGAACTACGAAATAGCCTTAAAAAAGGTTTTAGAGGAAACAAAAGGCAATCTTTTAGTTTCAAATACAGTATCAAGACTTGCAGAAGAAGTTGGACTTCTCATAAGAAGAGTGACTGGCGATAGTGCTTATCTTGCAAATGCACTGAGAGACCCAGCGGTAGAAAAGTTTTTATATGTAGATCCTGCAAGATTGCCTAAGGAAACTAAAAACAATATGCTTGCCGCCGAGTGTCATAGTTTTGGTCGAGTATTTTCTAATGCTTGGTACCACATCCTTGTTAGAATATACGAAAACAATATTGCTCAAGGAAAAGATAGGCTAATTTCTTTGAAAGAAGCCAGAGACAGCGCTTTTTCAATTCTTTTAGAAGCCATACCAACAAGTGCTAGAGTTGTTAATTACTATTGCAACATAGCCAAATCTATGGTCGCTGTAGCGCAGGTTAAAAATCCTACACATGCCAAGATCATAAAAGAAGTATTTTTAGAATGGCAAATAATACCTCATTCTGAAATGAAGATTTTATCGAGTACGGATTGGAAACAGGTCGTCAGACAACTTAAAAAAGACGACAAAGTTCTTAAAACCAAATACGGAACCACCGTGTGCGTCAGATCAAACAAAACTGCTAAAATGTCTAGTTTGCCTATGGTTTCTGGTCTTTCTTTAGAAAAAGATGTTGATGTTGAAATTCCTTCTGATACTTTCTATCAATTTGATGAAACTGGTAATCTTATAGAAGAAATGAGGGACGATGAAACAATACTTAAAAACTCTGTCGCCAAATGCGTTCTTTCAATTTCTAATAATATAGGCTCTAAATCAATGTGGAATATAGAGGACAACAAACTAGTTAGAAAGTTTATAGTTTGAAAAAAAAATTAGATTAATATATAGAAATTACTGTTTTCTAGTATTGACCTGATTGATAGATTCATTACAATCCAAGCACACAGGAGGACTTCGTTCATGAGTTTCGATGATTTTCAAAGTCAAATAGATTATATTTATGGAAATGACTGGTATGAGGAATACAACTACGCCTGTGAGAGCAAATATGATGACGAAGATGATGAAGAAAATTATCAATATGATGATGACGATGACAACGATGAAGACGGCGTTGCGGACTGGGACTGGAAGGACACGTCAGACGATTCGGAGTCTGAAGATGAATTAGAGGATGAGGATGAAGATGAAGATGAAGATGAATTAGAGGATGAAGATGAAGACCTAGAAGACGAAGATGATTGGGATGATGATGAGGATGAATTAGAAGATGACGATGATTGGGAAGATGACGATGATTGGGAAGATGAGGACGACGAAGACGAAGATTAAAACTTACTCGGCCGAACGAATCAAATCTAGCAAAGTAGATTTATTAATTGTTTTGTCGGGTTTGTTTTTAGTCACTTCTGTATTGTCTATAATATCGTCAAATAAGTCGCCACTTTTTATTCTTAGAAGCAAAGAATCTATTGTTTCTTCTTTGTTGTCTGTCAAGTGACTCTTTAAATTACCCCACCATCTTCTTATTGCTTTTTTATCTTCTTTTGCTTCGAGCATATTGAATATTGGTGCGATTAGTATCTTTTCGATTCCTTCTATAATTTCCTGTTTGTTTTTGTTTTCATAAAGTTTCGAAACTGTTCTGTCGTATTCTGTAGTATCTTCTGATCTATCGGGTTCTTTTTCGATTTCGTCTTTTTTTCTTCCCATAACTATGTCTTCTAAATCTTTTGAAGACATATCTTTTGTGTCTCCCTTAGAGTCCTCGGATTCCTTGGGTGCTTTAGATGGGTTTTCTAATTTTTCTTTCGTGGTTTTCTTTGAGGGGGTTTCTTCTTTTTTGGGAGGCGATAAATCTATTTTTTCATCAACGCCCAACTCAGATAATAATTTTTTAAACTCTTCGTCACTTGCAAGAGGGAACCATGAACGAAGATTTTTTATTAATGTGTTTTTTCCGTCTTTGTTTTTGTTGGGCAACCCTCTGAATTTTGATCCCAAAGCATTGTCGCTTTTAAGAATGTCCTCAACATCTTTATCAGATGTAATATCTTTATGAGACTTCATAGAGACCCAAGCGACCACCAGAGGAAGTTTTTCGCGAGATATATATCCTTTATTTGTCAACCAAGTTTCGTTTGGCTGTCCTATTGTTCCATTTTTCTTTGCAGAGATGGCATCGTCTACCCATTTTTTATAATTTGAACCTTTTTTCTTGGCTTCTTCCTTTGCTGAGTCTGGCTCTTCTCCTGAAGTAGTCTGATTGCTGGCTGAAGTAGTGTCTACGCTGGAATCTGATGCGGCCACATTAGTTGTTTTGTCAACTGTCGCACTGCTAGTCGAATCTACGGCGTCCGCCGAAGTAGCAGCAGCTGCCACCGAAGCGCCAGTTTTTTCTGGCTCTGATGATGCTGCACTCGAAGTTTTGTCAGATTTGCTTGGGACTTCGGTTGCGCTGGGCTTTTCTTCCGGCTTTGTTTCTGTAGTTTTTTCGGGAATTTTATTAATTATGTCAATATATTTTTTAATTACATTTTTAAAGTCAATTCTGAACTTTTGCATTAATGCTGAAATTTCGCTTGTCGACTCTTCAAAAACAACTTTTCCAAACGCTTCTACAAAGATTTCATCGGCAAAAGAATCTATGGTTTTAGAAAATTCAAGATATTCCTGAAGCGAGGGTCTATTTTTTCCAATTAAAGGCACCCAGCATTCTTTCTGAGGGGCGTCTCCATAAAGATGAGTATAGTCAGGGTTATCCTTTGAATAGCCCTTCCAGAGCCATCTGCCTACGCCTCTGAGCCCTTTCCAAAATGGATTATATGGTTTTTTGGGCGAACCCGGATTAGCCGAGGTGGCAGGCTGAGGCGCGGTGGGCACAGTAGCCACTCTGCCCAGACTTTTCTCTAGTCCCGCTATCAAGCCAAAAACTTCGTCTTCGAGAGACTTCAATATATTCAAAAAATCATTTTTTGTTGACATTCTTATTTATTCCCTGATTATATATGTTCTTTTTTTGCTTTCTCACCGGGGGCAGCTTTCCATATTGGCTTTTAGGATTCGTCTCTGAATTTGCATGATAATCGGCAAAAGCGCCTGCGTACAAATCTGGTCTTTGAAGTATTGGAACAAGACCGCCACCTATTCCTCCATCACCGCCGACTTCAAAAAGCCATTTTCGAAAATACATATTCTTACATCCCCGCTGCCAGAAAGCCCAGTCCCCTTTAGGGGCAGGATTCATGGCAGTACAGTGTGGAAAATTCAAAATTAACACTAGATTAGTATGTAGTACGAAAACTAAGTATTACACTAAACAAAAAACGAGTGTGTTGGGGACCAACTCGCTCATTAAACAAAAACATGGGGAGCCGTCAACGCACACGAAGTAAAAGTTGAGGCGTCGAACCATGAAGCCCAATTCCTTTAGGGATTTGAGTAGTTCACTTAGTTCTCCACTATATATTCTGAGGAACATATATGGATAAATGGAACGGAATAATGAAGGTGATAAGTTTTGAACACTTATCAAAAAATGGCGAGATTTTACATAAGGAAGAAAATCTTTTAAATATCCTTCATTACGAAGGAGAGGAACTTATCCTTAAAATACTCTTTTCAGGGGAAGTTGTTCCTTCTAATTATTACATCGGACTAGATTCTAGGACTTCTTTGCAAGCATCTTCTGGTATAGGATCTGTATATGGTTATGAGCCAATAGCAAATGCATATACAAGACAAGCCGTTCAATCTAGTAGTTTCTCTGTAATAACTACAAATTCCGGCAATAGACAAGCGAAGAGCCCCACGTTGCTTTTTAGAGCAATAGGAGGATCTTGGGGTCCTGTGAGAAATATATTTCTTGCAAATGGATTAGGCTATTCAAATCAGGTCGCCTTGATATCTTCTACATCCTTAAGCAGAAATATAACGGTAGAAGACGGAGAAATAATTACCATGCGTATGGGCATGGCTCTTTCAAATTGTTAGAGAATCTAAAAGTCGGGACATTTCGGCTATTTCTATCACATGCTGGGCTGAATATTCTTTTCCTTGTATTTTTTGCTTTGTTTTTTTGACTTCAAATCTTATGTAGCCATTTTTTAAATCTTCTACTCCGAAGGGCTTTGGATTATTGAACCACCACCGATCTCTGTCTTTTAGGATTAATTTTCTTTCATTCTCAGGCAGCAGCGAAACTTCCTTCATATCCAATTCGGGAGGTGGTACCCATTTTAGAACACTCGGCAGGAAAACTTCATATCCTTTTCGAGGCTTTATTATAATGTCATTACTTCTGCTTTTTATGTTGTTTATTCGATAGTTACAAAAAAATTCTTTTCCTGGTTCTGTAGCTTTACCTGTTTTCGCATCAACCCATATAGGAACATTGTGCCCAAGAACATCTAAGGAATTACCTTTTGTAATTTCCTCGATTTGGTCTCTGGTTAAAAATAAATAGTGAGTAACAAACAACGCAAGATTATTCATCTATATAATTGTAGCATGGAGGCTACCAAAAATGAAAAGGAATTCATTCTGGCTGATTTTATCTTTTTTTCTAATCTTTTGCAATGTAGCAAATTCGTCACCCACACATCCGATACTCAAGGAAGAGTCCGTCGCGGTGGTTTTAAACGAACAAAGAGACGAAACCTATAGGAAACTACTTTCTGCTTCGGTTAGAATATCTTCAAACGGCGGCGCAGGCTCGGGCACAATTTGTCATTACGACTTTGAATCAAATCAGGCTTACGTAATATCGTGTGGTCATTTGTGGTCGGGCAATAAAGAATACGCCCCAAATCAAAATATAAGTGCAAAAATAGTTGTTTGGTATCATAATGATGCCAAACTAGAAACTCCAGAAACCCATGATGCAGAGGTTTTATTTTGGAGTAATGAAAGAGGATATGACGTGAGCCTTTTAAGATTTAAACCATCTTGGAAGCCTGTTTTCTTTCCTGTTTCTTCCAAATCTATTCAAAAAGGTCAAATCCTTAATTCTGTAGGTTGTGATGGAGGAAAAGAAGTTGCAAGATATGAAGTTGTGGTAAAGGAATTAAGAAACCCTGATATCATTACAATTAAAAATAGTCCACGACCTGGAAGATCCGGAGGTGGTTTAATAACAAATGAAGGAGAAATAGTTGGAATTTGCTGGGGGACTTCTGACATCTCATCAGGCGATGGAATAGGGTACTTCACACCATTCCATTCAATTAAAAAGGTTTTTTCCGACAACAATCATTCTTGGATTTTAGATTCAAGAAGAAAAGCAGAAATTATGCCTATTAAAGATTGGACTCCCGGCATAAGAAAACTTGAGTTCGTTCCTATGCCTAACTTGGCGGTGAACTTTTAGTTCCCGAGTTTCTTCAGATCTCCATTCCATATTGTTTTTTTAGATGGAGATCTGAAGAATGGACATATGTCTCTATATTCGCAACGATTACAATGATTTCCGGTTATCCCTCTTGCATGATCTGGGGGGTGTTGATAAATTTCGTTGTATATTTCTAAAAGTTCTTTTTCTATAGACTCAAGCGAATCTTCCTCATAAGAAGAATGAAGTATCACCTCATCCTCCAGGTAATAAAGAGCCGCTTTAATATTCTTGGGGTCGATTCCAAATTCTTTTTGAACCACTCTTGAATATATCCTAAGTTGTGGATCATATCTTATTGTGCTTTTGTTCTCTCTAAACGGACCTTTTTTTGTTGTTTTGTAGTCCAAAATCCATGCTTTGTCACCGCGAATTATTATTCTATCGATAAATCCCGTTACAAATTTCCCATTCGGCGACTCTAGATCATATTTAAATTTATGCTCAGTTATTCCTTCGTAGCCTATCGATTTGTTTAATTTCTCTATGGCTTTTATATGAGAAGGAAGTCTTTTTTTATAATCGACTGGCAAGTGTGGAGCTTTTTTGCCTTCTTCTATCTCAATGTCTCCTGAAAGCACATCATTCACAACCTCAGATATTTTTCTTGTGCCTTTTTCCTGAATAACTTGTTCTGCAATTTTGTGTATTATTTTCCCATAGACAAAATAAAATTGCTCCTCGCCAGGATTTGGTATTTTATCATGGTATTTTAATTTGTAGTAGTAAGGACACTGCTTGTAGGATTTGCTCCTGGATACGGATATGTGCTCTATATTCATGAACTATATGAGTTTCTATTGTATTTTTTGATCTAAACAATTAGAATTATCCCACAGGAAAGAAATTATGTCAATTGATTTCGATAGATTTCTAAGTTGGGCAGAGTCTCGTTTTGACGATGTTGTGGTTAGAGGAAATGAAATTCTATTGAACTCTATATTTTGCGAAGATAGAAAGCATCATCTTTGGTGCAATCCATCCGGAGGCAAAACAAATAATCAAAATGGAGTTTACCACTGTTGGAAGTCAGATGAAAAAGGCAATCTTGTTGGGCTTGTCATGCTTGTGGACAAGTGCTCATATGAACAGGCGATAGAAACATTAGATGCAATCTCAGAGGGTAGCCTTGAAGATCTTGAAAGAAGAGTCCTGGAATTATTTAGCACAAAAAGCGAGCCAGTATCAGAAGAAAAACTAAGTGGTCTGCAAATGCCTGACAATTGCTATCTTTTCGGCGACTTGCCATCTTATAATAATCTTCGAAAAATGGCTGAGGACTACATCGCTTCAAGAAAAATTTCTGTGGATGGATTATTCATTTGCACAAGAGGGAGATATAGGAATAGGATTGTCATACCTTATTATGATAATAAAAGAAATTTGATTTATTATAATGGGCGATACATCGGAGATCCAGGTAAAAACCTACGATATCTTGGTCCTCCTAAAGAATTGGGCATAGGGAAGGGCGATGTGATGTTTGTCCCAGAATGGCCTGTTAGTGGAGACAAAATTTATATTACAGAGGGAGAATTTGATGCTTTATCTCTCTCCACATGTGGATTTAAATCTGCTGCTCTGGGGGGTAAGAACATGACCGACAAACAAGTCGAAATGCTTAGAGGTTTAGTTCCTGTCCTTGCTCTAGATGCAGATGATGCTGGAGCGGAAGCCCTCCCAAAAATAGCCAAGAATCTCATGTCCAAGGGATTTGGTAAAATATTTTATGTAAGACCATGCAAAGAATTTAAAGATTGGAATGGTCTTCTTGTGGCTAAAGGCGAAAAAATATTACGTCATTATATTCTGTCAAAAGAAAAAGAATATAACCCATCACCCGGCACAGGAGATTGGGAGGGAACCAAACTGGCGATGGACAATCTAATTAATTAGGTTTGCCTTCTGCAAGATTAGAAAGTGTGCCTATGTCCACATAGGGATTCTTCGACAACTCTTCTCTCTGTTTTTTAAGTTCTTCTACTTTTTCATTTGCTTTTTTCATAGAATTATCATTTGTTTTTTTATACTCTTTGATAATCTCCATGTCTTTTGGATCAGAAGGATTGAGAATTTCTTCTTCGGAAATAGACACAATATGATCCATAAAGAAGAAAGTTCTAAGCTTTTTATCATTGTTCCATTGTTCTATACTTATTCCATGGGCATTTACTTCAAGAACTTTGCCTACGAAATAATGAAACACAGGCTGAGGAAAAGTTTGTGGATTTTCTGATTTAAAGTCCCTATTAGTGGGGACAGTGAAAACCGTACATATTCTTCCAACAAAATACTGAAGCGCTTCTATTTTCATTGTGGGCTATATTCGCCGATCTTCTTCAGTGACATAATATATGAATCAAATCTGTGAAACTCACTTGAGAGATATTCTAATTTTCTCTGCTCAAATTCTGTTTCTTCTTGCTCGCCCACTTCAAATATAAAATCTCTTCCTTTTCTTCCTATTACCTTATGACCATGCATAAGAAGATAGGCTCCTGCACCTAAATCGCTAACTGTTTTTTTCATTTTTCTCTCTTTCTTTCATTTCGCGTTTTCTGCCGCAATCAAACAGCCTCTTGCCACTGAATAGAGGGGGTCTTGCGGTCTGATAACCTCCCCTAGTTTAAGATTTGTTATCTTAGCCTGCTCAAGGACTTTTCTAAAAAGTAAATCGAAGCCCTTAGGTAGACTAGTACCTCCTGCTACCACAACGTCTATGGGTTGTTCAGATCGAGCCTTGTTGCCGGCTTCTTCAATTCCTTTTTTAATTCCTTGAACTGTGTGTTGAATCATAATTTCATATTGAGTCTTTATTGCTCTCTGTACAAGAGTATCTGGATTTTCAACTGTGAGATCTGTGTGCATTTTTTCTCTATTTACATACGTTGTGGTTTCTTCTCCAATGGCTTTTGATGCCATCTTGTCAATCCAGTCTCCACTATTGACTATAGAAAAATGAAATATAGGAGCACCATACATTGCGTAGCAAACGTTCACCATACCGGCCCCACAATTATGAATTGTCAGATAAGGACCAGAAAAACTATGGTCTTCCTCAACTTGGAGGTCATATACAACCCCATCGTATTCCTCATGCTCTATTTTCTGAATGTATCCACAACAGAAACCATCCTCTATGAAAATTTTCTGAAGCACTTTATCATTTGATTCATTTGTTTCCTCAAATGCTTGAATTATGGACCTAGAAACTTTTTTACCCCCCGAACTTACGCCCCATTCTTTCTTTTTTCCTACTATAGACCTTCCGCCTATTCCTTTTTCGTTTATTCTTGGCTCTCTAAAATTTATTGAAGCCGCCAAATCAATTCTTGAAAATAATTGCTTTGCCAAAAGAATTAAACGCGTATTAGTATTAGAAAAAGACACGGATTCTTCTAACACCGACCCATCACTCCTCACCAGACCTATAAGCAAATTCAAACATTCATTTTTTGTCAGTCTGCTTATATCCCAAGGATATTTCTTAACTCTATTCTCGTCATACATGTTGTTTTTGAAATAATTGACCAGACCCCTAGAGTAACATTTTAAACGCGTGCATCCATCTCCATGTTTAGTTTCCGAAGAATCTTTTGAAAAAATGTTCTTGATTATCTCTTGTACATCCTTGATGTTCTGAGTTTCGTGGTTGGCAAAATCAAATTGAATACAACCTTCGATCTCATTCACTGAGCCGTCGCCCATAAAGTACCCGATCAATCTTTGCATTGATGGCGTAGACCCTATTGTTTTTTTTGTGTATTCTTTTGAACATGTGGTTCTTTCACATAAAGTCATGGTTACGGGACTAGAAGTGCTGTCTTGTCCAACTATGGGTTCCCCAACGATGTCTCCTTCAACTAACTCCTCGCAACCGACCCACCTCCATGATCCATTCCTTTTTACATACAATTCGTGATTGTCTACAAATTTGTAATCATTAGTGTTGTTTGAATATCCTTGGATTTGTATTTTGGTCATCATTCCCTTGAATTGTTTTGTGATGATCTTATTGACATTTCTCCATCTTCCCTTGTGCGTTATCACTTTGTCATTTTCGGAAACATTTTCAATATTTGATATTCCTTTATCGGTATAGATCTTTGTACCAGGAACCAAGCAACTGACTCCAAAACCCGTCCAATTTTTATTTCCTAATTCTGCATAGACGAGCGCGAGAGCTTCATTTATTGGATGAGGATCAACTTTGTAACCTTTTTCACTTCTATATGATCTAAACATCGCTTCAAGAACTTTTCCGTGATAGTCAGCATCAGTTTCTTGATTGATAGCGTTTGCGGGCACCGAATAGTATAAAGTTGTATTATCTTCTTCTACCTCTCCGATAAGACTATGACACATGACATTCATGATCTGCTGCGCGTGTCGTTCTCTAGGATTCAAACAACCATCTTTCATAGGGCGCTTTAATTCTATTTGGGTCATTGTATACGCCATATTGACCGCAGCTTCACCAAGAGCATAAGCAACATTAGATTCTGGCTGTTCGATTAATGGAACACCCGCATTCTTCATCATGTTGAATACAAAACGATTCGCCAAGGGCATTTCAAGAAATCCATTGACTTCTCGTTTATAAGAAAACTCATTGTCTGCGCTTCTTTTGCAACAAACGATATTATAAGTACCCACATCGAAGCCTCTTACATTCATTTTTTATCTCCTTTACTTTCCAAAATCTATCTTGCCTGCACTAAAATCTGGGATTTCCCAATTGACTTTTTCTTGTTTATTTAAACTTGGCTTTGAATCATCTGAATTTCCGCCACTCATAGCAGACACTTGCAAATTAGAACCGTCCAATTTTATTGTTAGTTCAAGAGCGATATTTACAAAAACTTCACCGTTTTTTGTGACAACACGCGCTTCACCTTGTTTTATGAGATTTGGCATGATTTCCCTCAAAATAATATAGTGGGAAGTTCTATTTTTCCTTTAGCTCGTGGCGGCTGTGCTAATGGAAACAACAATCTGAACGGGCACATCAACTTCGCCCTCAGAATTGTCTACTTCTAAAACGCCTATAGCCAGTTCTCCGGGGTTAAACGTCTGGGTCGCACCTGCTGGGATGTCGATAATTGCAGTGTTCAACCTATTTAAACGCACCCGAACAGACTGCTCAGAACTTTTGTTTGTTATTTGAGCAAAAAGAGCATAACTGCCTATTTGCCCGGCTATATCGGCTGTGTTATTTGCAAATGAACTGCCTGCCACTGCATTAATATCATAAACTTTTGGATAGGTGTTATTTTCGATTTTATCGTTATATATCGTTCCATCGTCAGAGACAACTTCAATAAAGGCTTCTTCGAGAGGAATTTGAGGATAGGCAAATCGCTTCCAGTAGTTGCAGTCTGTGAATACTTCTCCATCTTTTAATTTTCTGTTTATTCTATTTGGACCCATGATGTATGCTGTTCTTTGATTGTCATGGATGTCTAGAAGACCTTGTCTTGAATTGTGAAGTTTTACTCTGAAAACGCTCATATTTGATAACCTCTTTGTTAACTTATATATAGATGTAATATGGAAAAAGAGCCAGAACAACAAAATGAATCTGCTGAGGCTATGCAAATATTCTTTAGTGAATTTGGGAACATTGACATCTATACTAAAATAGCACTAGAGGAATTCTTTAAGGCGATAATTGATGGCAAATAATCTTTACATATACCTTGCTCGACTAGACAAAAAGGGCATAAAAGTAATTACTGCTTTTGAGTATGCAAAAAAGGTGTATCCTACAAGAATCACAAATTTAGATTCCTTAGGAATGAACCAACAAACGTATGCCAATATTTCTAAAGAAGCATACGACAATAGAATGCAATACGAGTTATATGCAGAATCAGCAGAGTCTTTTGAAAAACTAAAGTTGTCACTCAAAACAAGAGGATATTCGCATTTGCCTTTGAATCAATTTACGGGCTATACAAATTCAACTTCGATCAACAACAAATCTTTAATAACAACTGATTCGACTATGTTGAGAAGAAATTCAGATATTAGACGATAACATATTTTTTGTTAATATAAAAAGATCCTGATTTGACTTCGATAAGATATTCTTCACCGTCAACTTCCTTGATAATTCCACCATTCTCTGTGAATTCTTTTGCAATCTTTTGAATAGATCCTGATTCTAATATCGCGTGTTTTACAATAGATATTTTTCTAAGTTTAGTTTCGACATCCATCCCAATTAAATTTTGTTTTAACTCAGTGTCGAAGCCATCTTGTGATCTCATCCACTTCTTAAAATTATCTGGATTAAAATAAGCGAAATTAGACATTTTATTATTCTTTAAATAACTCCTTTAATTTGTCTGATTCTATATATGTGGCATTTTCATATTCTATACCGGACGAAGAATCAAAAATTTCTACTCCAGCCTTTTTAAGCCAATAAAGTTGAGCATCTATGATTTTTTGGCACATTATCTGGGTCGGGTACTGATGAAGCCCATTTTTCATTTTTGTCGCGCCCGGTCTTTCGTCGTCAAAAGCCTCGTCACAGCAAAGAAGTGCCAATTTTTTCACTCCCATTTTCCAAGCAAAACTTATAGCAGCACATATGGGGTT